CGATTGCTAAGATTTGATACCCGAGATATTGCCAAAAACAATCTTGACAAGAACGATTTTAAATATTTGTCTAACAAAGGCACAGAGGAAAAAAGTATGAACATGAACGAATCACGCTGGAACACCAAGAGTTCCAAAAAAACCAGCCGAGCAGTTAGAGGCAATACCGAAGTCATAGTACGTCATGCTCGCCCTGTGGATGAGATGTATCCCGGCAGCCGTAGCCAAAAGAAAAACATCAAGGCCATTTTTATTCAGAACCGTGATGGTGAGAGATTCAAATATCCATTCATCCATCCAGCCGGCGCATTTGCCATGGCACAACACGTAGACCACGGTGGCATTCCTCATGATCCAGCCGGCAAGGCCATTGTGCGTATGAGTGAGCAGATTGCACAACTTCAAGAGTTTAGCCGTCAGGTTCAACACACACAACTGCATGATGATGCAATGAGTATTGCCAGTCGTGCACAACAACGCCTTACAGAACTAAAGCGTCAGATAGAAGCACTGGGCAAACGTCATCACTATGAATCATGGATGGAGAACTTTGGTGGTGCTGAGCCTGACATGGTCGGTGAACTAGATGACGTGACCATGGAAACATACAAACAAACATTTACTCAAACTAATTTCAAAGAAGAAATAGCAAAATATTTTCCCTTGATCCATAGTATTATGAGTGAAGAAAATTCTGTTGATCTTGATGACTATGTCAAAGAATCTGAAGAAACAGATGAAGCATTTGACATAGGCATGGGACAGGCCAGTTATGGCAAGGCAGGCCCAGAACAAGAGTTTGAGGAATGGGCAGAAGCAACTGAACAAGGCAAACTAACAGATGATCAAATTCAGGCAATCAAACAAGCCATTGCACAACTACCCAACGGCGAACTAGAACTAGGCCCCAATGGACAAACAGCATGGGATTTTTTTAATGAACTAGGCATTGACAGCACAGACCTAGAAAAGAAGTTCAGCGACATGAGCGAAATTGACAATACCACCAATGCCATGGAAGTATTCAAGGCTTGGGCTCAAGAAGATTATCCTGAGCTATTGGTAGCACTAGGCATGAGCAGAACTGAAAAACCCGAACAGGCTCCAGAACCCGAACAGGCTCCAGCAGAAGAAAACACAGACATGGTTCCTCCAAACACCATGATGGAAAAACATGATCCACAGGCAATGATCAAAGAAATCGCCGAAAAAGTCAAATCATATTACAACAAAGATAATCCAAATGTGGGACCATTCCACAGCAACGAAGGCATAGCCATCGAGGTACGCAAAGATATCTCTGAAAAGTTCGGCGAAGAAGCAGGCATGCAAGCCGAGGAACTGGCCAAAAAATTCATGGAAAAACTGACCAACGAATGGCAACAGCGTCATGGCAAAAACGATGATGATGGATTGGCAAGACTCAAAGAACTAGTAGGCAATATCAAACAAAAAGTCGAAGGTATAGGCGACAGCGGCAACGGCGGTGTGGACTTTAATCGCAACATCATGCCAGCCGAAGATGTGGCATTTGAAGATATTATGAAACTAGCCGGTTTGGCAAAATAAATCAAGAAAAAAGCCCCATATGGGGCTTTTTTATTATCTATTATAAATAAAAGTGCGAGTCGCGATCCGGCAAGATCCACCCGCTCTAACAGTTTTGAAGGAACTATCAGCATGTCTATTTACTCAAGCAGTTATAAGTATAGAAAGATCTATGAAGAAAATTTTGGTCCTATTCCTGTGGACGATGATGGAAGATCTTATGATATACATCATTTAGATGGAAATCGTTTAAACAATGATCCATCTAATCTTATCGCAGTATCAATTCAAGAACACTATAACATACATTTATCTCAAGGTGATTACGGAGCTTGTACAAAAATTAAAAGAAGTATGTTGTTAACGCCAGAAGAACAATCTGCATTAGCATCACAACATAATAAAAAATTAGTAAAAGAAGGAAGACATAATTTTTTAGGCGGAAAGATGCAAAAAGAAACTCAACTTAAAAGAGTAGCAAAAGGTGAACATCATTGGTTATCAGGCAATTTACAACGTATATCTACCCAAAAAAGATTGAAAGATGGCACCCATCCTTTCCAGTTTGAATGGACCTGTGAACATTGCGGAACATCTGGTAAAAATAAGGCCATGTATAACAGATGGCACCATAATAATTGTAAATTGGCAAAATAACTCAAAAATAAAAAATATTTTGTTTGACATGATAAATAATGTAGCGTACAATAACATGTATGCACTTTTTCTTTTTAGTCAGTTGGCTTTAAAGAAATGGCAAAACAAAGGCATAAACTATTAAGGAGAACATTATGGCCACATTAGCAGAAATTCGCGCGAAGCTACAAGCTAGCAGTCAACAATCTATCACCACCGGTGACAACGCAATATACCCCCATTGGAACATCGCAGAAGGCCAAACAGCCACTGTGAGATTCTTGCCGGACGGTAATCCCAACAATACTTTTTTCTGGATCGAGCGTGCAATGATCAAATTGCCATTCGCCGGAGTCAAAGGTGAAACCAACTCTAAACCAGTTACTGTACAAGTTCCTTGTATGGAAATGTGGGGCGAGACATGCCCAGTACTAACTGAAGTTCGTCCATGGTTCAAAGATAAATCTTTGGAGGAAATGGGTCGTAGGTATTGGAAAAAGAAATCTTATTTGTATCAAGGTTTTGTTGTTGACAGCAAATACCAAGAAGACAAAACACCAGAAAATCCTATTCGTAGATTTATCATTGGTGGACAGATCCATAATATTATCAAGAATGCATTGATGGATTCCGAGATCGAAGAATTACCCACAGACTATGTTCGTGGCTTGGATTTCAAGATTGTTAAAACCAGCAAAGGCGGTTATGCTGACTACTCAACTTCCAACTGGGGACGTCGTGAGCGTGCACTCAGCGAAGCAGAAAATGCCGCAATCGAGCAGTATGGTTTGTTTAATCTTGATGAGTTTTTACCCAAAAAACCCACAGAAGTTGAAGTCAAGGTTATTGCAGAAATGTTTGCGGCATCAGTTGACGGCGAGGCTTTTGACATGGATCGTTGGGGACAATACTTTAAACCAGCGGGCATGGGCGGAAGTGGTCAAGCCACAGGTTCAACAACCAGTGCACCTGCTCCTAAAGCAGTGGCCGCACCTGCACCAGCGGTCGCAGTAGACGAAGACATTGATGAGGATACACCAGTAGCTACATCAGCTCCAGCCGCTTCAACAGGTGGTGATGCCAGTGGTCGTGCCGCAGACATCATTGCAATGATCCGTAATCGTCAAGCAAAATAAGGAGATAGTCTATATGGCATATCCTAAAAGCATAGCCTTGGCTCTTGCTCGAGAGCAAGGAAAATCTGTGTATGAGACAGGAAAACCTTGCAAGAATGGCCATATAGCTCCTCATTTGGTTTCAACCCGAGGATGTACTCAATGCTATGATGAAACTTATCGAGAAAAAGATAGACAAAAATATAGATATGTGAATACATTCTACCAACAATTTAATCAGCGGCGTTTGAATGCAATAAGAAAAGGAATACCATTTACTATTACATTTGAAGAAATTGAACAACCTAAATATTGTCCTGTGCTGGGTTTAGAATTAAACTATTTCTGGAGCGGAAAAGATCGAAGAGATCCTGCAAAAGCATGTATAGATAAATTAATTCCCTCACTAGGTTATATTCCAGGAAATGTATTTGTAATAAGCTGGAGAGCTAATTTCCTAAAATCAAATGCAAGTTTAGATGAATTGGAAAAAATATCAAATTATGTAAGGAAAAATACAAATGGCAAAATCATTTGACATTAGTAAATTTAGAAAATCTATCACTAAAAGTATTGATGGATTAGGAATCGGATTTAATGATCCCACAGACTGGATCAGTACCGGTAACTATGCATTAAACTATCTTATCAGTGGGGACTTCTTCAAGGGAGTACCCCTTGGTAAGGTGACAGTATTTGCGGGCGAATCCGGAGCAGGTAAAAGTTATATTTGTTCTGGTAATATTATTAAACACGCACAAGAACAAGGTATTTTTGTTGTACTAATCGACAGTGAAAATGCTCTTGACAAGGCATGGTTGGAAGCATTAGGAGTAGATACAACTGAAAACAAATTGTTGAAACTCAACATGGCCATGATTGACGATGTTGCAAAAACTATTCATGAATTCATGACAGAATACAAGACCATGGATGCCGTGGAGCGTCCAAAAGTATTGTTTGTCATAGACTCATTGGGTATGTTGTTGACTCCCACTGATATCAATCAGTTCGAAGCAGGCGATTTAAAAGGTGACATGGGCCGTAAACCCAAGGCACTTACTGCATTGGTTCGTAACTGTGTTAATATGTTTGGCAGTTATAATGTAGGCATGGTTTGTACCAATCATACCTACGCAAGCCAAGACATGTTTGACCCAGATGACAAAATTTCAGGTGGTCAAGGATTTGTATACGCAAGTAGTATTGTGGTTGCCATGAAAAAACTCAAACTCAAAGAGGACGAGGATGGCAACAAGGTATCAGATGTATTGGGTATCAGGTCTGCTTGTAAAATCATGAAAACCAGATATGCAAAACCGTTTGAAACAGTACAGGTTAAGATTCCTTACTCAACTGGTATGGCTCCAACTTCCGGATTGGTTGACATGTTTGAGAAAATGGGTGTATTATCTAAAGTAGGAAACAAGCTGGCATACACCAATAAATCAACTGGTGAAATTATGGCAGAATTCCGTAAAAACTGGACCGAAGACAAACTACAAATCATCATGAGTGAGTGGGATGAAAGTGCGGTCCAGCCCACAGTAATCCCTGAAGAGGAAGAGGAAGTATAATGGAAGAAGATCTAATCATCGAAACATGGGATGTATTCAAAGAGTACATTTCTGAGAAAAATCGTGACACAGCGGCCAACCACTATGTTGATTTTTTGTTAGGCAAAGATGTTGAGGTCAGTGTGTTGGAAAGTATCATGGGCTACGACACACATCTCGATGATGCTATTCAGTTGATCCTTGACGAAAACACCGAAGAAGACGAAGTCGATGAAGACGATTGGGATTCTTACGAAGAATCTGAGGATTAAGCATGAGTTGGTATGCTAAAGTCAGTCAAGACATAGCACATCTTCCAAACTGTTTAGATCATTTTTACCAAGAGCTTGACCAGGCACGACTTGAAATCAAAGTCAAAGGCAACGTGGAGCGATCCAGTGCTGCCTTGCCTGGAATAGTAGAACAACGATTCAATCAACTTCAAGAAATTGAGGCCATACTTGAATATCTTAACATTGAGTTAAGACGTATACGTTCCAAGGCATTTAAAAAATATCTTGAAAACTATCAGCGTGCTCTCAGCAGTAGAGATTGTGAAAAATACGTGGAAGGTGAAGCTGATGTTGTTGACATGGAGAAAATTATCAACGAATTTGCCATGTTGCGTAATCAATGGTTGGGCATCATCAAAGCCCTTGATATCAAGCAATGGCAGTTAAGTAATATTATTAAACTACGAGTGGCTGGATTAGAAGACATTAGCCTATAATCATGTACATTGAAGATATTATCATTTTATTGGACGGTATAAGTGGAATTTCAGGCTGGGATAAAAGTTTTATCAACAATGTTGCCGCACAACTGGTCAACGGACATGGTCTCACACCCAAACAAAGCAACGTTGCTGTAAAAATAATTCAACGATACAAGGCCTTGTATCGTTGAATTATTTTTACAGCAACGTTGCTTTGTTTGGGTGTG